TCTGAAATTGCTAAAAATTGGTACGATTATTTAGTATCTAAAGGTGTACAATTCCATTGGGAAGCTAAAGTAACATATATAGAATTTGATTCAAATTCAATGTTGGTTAAAGAATTAAATCAAGATACTATCATTGAACAAGGATTCCCTGATTTTGAAGTATCATATGATGAACTCATATTTGCTGTAGGCAAATCAGGTATTGACTTTGCTCAACAACTAGCAAACCAATACGAATTACCAGATGAACCTAAATCAGTACAAATTGGAGTTCGATTTGAAGCACCACAAGAACACTTCCAAAAACTAATTGATATTTCATATGACTTTAAGTTATATAGAAAATTTGATAATGAAGGTGTTTCATTACGTTCATTCTGCACAAATAATAATGCTGCTTATGTTGCTGTAGAAGAAACATATGGTGATCATTCATATAATGGGCATGCTAAAAAAGACGAAGCATATAGAAACAATATGACTAACTTTGGTATCTTAATGGAAATTAATGGTATTGAAGATCCATTTACTTGGTCACGTAATGTAGTAAATAAAGTACAAGCAAATAGTACTGGTTTATATTATAGCCCATCTCGCCAACCATCTACAACATCTGAAGGCAATAATGTAACATCAACTCAGATTAGTTTAGATACATTAGCTCATGTTGTTGAGCCTGCTATGGAGGGTTATTTTAAATATGTTTGGGATTTTATTCAAGATATGAAAAAAGTATTCCCAACATTAGGAGATGATTGGGGAATGTATATTCCTGAGGTAAAATACTTATCACCTGAGGTAAAAGTAAACTACAAAAATCTAGCACTAACTGATTACTCAAATGTATATTTTGTAGGCGATGCTTTAAGCGCAAGAGGAATTACAGTATCAGGAGCGCAAGCAATTTATGTTGCTGAATATTTATTAGAAAAATGATTAAGCTAGTAGATTTATTAAAAGAAACACCTTCTCACGAAGTAAAAAATCCTAATTATTTTCAACAATTATTAGACATGAACCGTTATTCTCCTTCTCAAAGAAAATTCCTTCAAGGAGTAATAAATTCTGTTAAAAGACAAAATAATTTGGCTACTGAAAAACAATTTGATATATTACAGCGTCTTAAGACTGGAGATTTTAATTGGGGTAAAAAATAGTAATTTTATGAAAATAGGTTTTTGTGGTACAATGTCTGTAGGTAAAACTACATTGGTTAATGCATTAAAGGAATTACCTGAATTTAAGGATTATACATTTGTAACTGAACGTTCTAAGTATCTTCGTGATTTGGGAATACCATTAAATAATGACTCTACTATTAAAGGTCAATTGGTATTTTTAGCTGAACGTGCTAGTGAATTAATGCATGAAAATGTAATTACTGATCGAACCATAATAGATGTTATGGCATTTACAAGAGTAGCTAAATCGATTCCTTATTTTGTTTCTGATGATTTTGAAACTTTAGCAATACATTTACTTAGAGAATATAATTATATTTTTTACATATCACCTGAAGGGGTAGAATTAGAAGATAATGGTGTAAGAACAATTGATCCTGAATATAGAAAAGAAATTGATAAAGCTATAAATCGTCTTATAGATTTATATCCTAATAAATTTAAGAGACTATATAAAATATCGGGCACAACTGAAGAAAGAATACAGGAAATTAAACAGATAATGTTTTCTTAATATTTATAAATAAAATAAATAATGAAAAAGACTCGTCTGACTGAAATTGTACGCGAAGAAATCCAAAAGGCATTACTAGAATTTAACCATCTAAATGAAGACACTCTTACAGAAGGTCCATTTATTGAAGGTCCATTAGATTTTGCTTACATCAATGGCAAAGTAGAAAAAGGAATTCTAGGAAAAGCCATCGCGGATGCAACCCAAGAAATTAAAACAACATTCCCTAACATTGATCCAGAATCAGCTGCCAAAATTATTACATCTAAAAAAAGTAGAACTGCAGAAAAAACCCCAGAATCTGTTAAAGATGCTTTAGTAAAAATAGATGATGCTATTGAAGCTCAAGTTGGAACTTTTGATGATACTGCTTTACTTAAAGATCTCCTTAATAAAGGAGAAATTGGAAAATCCGCAGAAGAAATAGAACGTATTAACCAATACATTGAACCAGGAGAAGATGGTGAAGTAAAAACATATGTTGAAAAATTAGGTTTTCCTCAAACTGAAAGAGCAGTTAAAAAAGCACTTGCTGGAGAAACCCCAATGGCTGAACCAAAAACTGTAACCAAAACCGCACCAAAAACCCCTGAAACTCCTAAAGCTGAAGAACCAGAAATGGAAGAGCCTGAAGCACCTAAAGCAGCTGAAAAAACTCCTGAAGCACCTAAAACTGAGCCCAAAGCTAAAGTAAGTGATGAAGATAAAGCTGTTGAACGAGCTAAAAAAGGTGGTTCAAAATTGGATAAAATAGCAAATGATCAAGATGCTCTTTTAAAAATTCAAAAACAAGCTCAAGAAAAAATGGCTGAATTAGCAAAGCAACTTAAAAATGTTGAAGGGAGCGAAAGAGACAAAGTAATGGATGAGCTTAAAAAAATCAATAAGGTTAAAGCTGAAGTAGATGCAAAAATAGCAAATTTAGGTTTTTAACTTATGAAAAATAAAACCATAGAACTAAATATATCGCACCTAGTAATGGGTGCGATTATTTTACTCTTATTATGGTTTTTGCTTAAACCTACTAATGTAGATTTATCTAAATATGATAAACAAAAAAAAGAGATAGATAGTTTAAGTAACGTTATTAGTGGGTTGCAAAAAGAACAAATTTATCTAAACCAATCAATTGTACAATCAAAAAATAAAATTGATTCATTAGATAATGAAATAACAAATACCAACCAAGAAATAACAAATATACGTGAATACTATGGTAAAAAAATTAGGGATATTCTTAATTATACTCCACAGCAACTTGATGATTTTTTCTCAAAACGATATAAATAAAATCTGTTTTGACCATAAAACCGCACAAAAAATAGCTGCAGACTTAGTTAAAGGAGATTCAGCCAGAGCTGAATTAGAAAAAACACAAAAATTAGTATCTCAACTTAATGGAAAAATAGTTGAACAAGATAGTATTATCAAAGTCTATATAAAAAAAGACACCAACTACATAACCCAAGTCCAGAAATATGCTGAAATTAAAGAAACACAATCTTTAATTAACAAAGGACTAGAAAAAGATGTAGAAAAATTAAAATCAGAAAACGGACATTTAAGAACAGCTGTTATTTGGATGGGAAGTAGCTTGGGGACCCTAGCTTCTATCATTATATTACTAGTATCCAAATGATATGGCTAGTGAACTAAAACAAGCAATAAGAGAAGAATATATGAAGTGTGCTGCATCGCCAGCATACTTTATGAAAAAATACTGTTACATCCAACATCCAAAACGTGGACGTATACAATTTAATTTATATCCATTTCAAGAAAAAGTTCTTACTCTATTCCAAGAAAACCCATATTCAATTGTCTTAAAATCTAGACAGTTAGGTATATCTACATTAGCCGCAGGGTATTCATTATGGTTAATGATGTTTCATCAAGATAAAAACATTCTTTGTATCGCAACTAAACAAGATACTGCAAAGAATATGGTTACAAAGGTTAAATTCATGTATGAGAATTTACCTTCTTGGCTTAAATTCCCTAACAAACCAGATGAAGCCAATAAACTGACCCTTCGATTACCTAATGGCTCCCAAATTAAAGCCACTTCAGCATCAAGCGATGCAGGCCGATCAGAAGCCGTTTCTTTATTAATAATAGATGAGGCTGCATTCATTAACAATATTGGTGAAATATGGGCATCAGCTCAACAAACCTTAGCTACTGGTGGAGGTTGTATTGCATTATCTACACCTTATGGTACTGGTAACTGGTTCCATAAAACTTGGGTAAGCGCAGAAATGGGTGAAAATAGCTTTTTACCTATCAGATTACCTTGGAGTGTACATCCTGAAAGAGACCAAAATTGGAGAGACCAACAAGACGCAGACCTAGGCCCTAAAATGGCTGCTCAGGAATGTGACTGTGACTTTAGTACTTCGGGTGATACTGTATTTCTACCTGATGAGATTGAATTTTATGAAAAAACATATATTGTTGAGCCGCTTGAAAAAAGAGGAGTAGACCAAAATTTATGGATATGGGAACCAGCAGATTATTCAAGAAATTATTTAGTAACAGCTGATGTAGCCCGAGGAGATGGGACTGACTACTCGGTATTTCACATATTTGATATTGAGACTTTTGCACAAGTAGGTGAATATAGGGGCCAAATTAATACTAAAGATTTTGGGCATTTATTAGTAAGTATAGCTACTGAATATAATAATGCATTACTTGCTCCTGAAAACTCTAGTATAGGTTGGTCAACAATTCAAACTATATTGGATAGAGGGTATCATAATTTGTATTATTCCCCTAAAGGAAATGCTTTAACTGTTGATACTTATTTTGACCCATATATGGACCATAGTAAAATGACACCTGGATTTACAATGTCTTCTGCTACCCGCCCTATAGCAATTGCAAAATTTCAAGAAACTGTTAGAGATAGAGGCATTATATTCCGCTCTATTAGACTACTTGAAGAAATGAAAGTATTTATATGGAGAAACGGCAGAGCAGAAGCCCAATCAGGATATAATGATGACATGGTAATGGCATGCTCTATAATGTGTTTTTTAAGAGATACAGCCTTTAAATTGAGACAAAACGGAATGGAAATGACTAAAAGTATGTTAAACAGCATCCACAGTAATAACACAACATATTCTGGGGGATATTTATCACCACAACCGTCTAAACATAATAATAACCCGTTTAAAATAGATAACCCTTATTCAAACAACCAAGAAGATATTTCTTGGTTAATATAAAACATTATGGCAGATAAAAGTTTATTTTCCCGATTAAAAAGATTATTTTCAACTGATGTAATAATCCGAAATGACGGCAACAACCAACTAAAAGTAGTAGACATAAATAAAATCCAAATCTCAGGTGAATATGAAACAAATGCACTTGTAGATAGATTTAATCGTATCTATACCAATTCACATACCTCAATCTACGGATATCAAAGTAGTTTTAACTACCAAACTTTACGCCCTACACTTTATTCTGAGTATGATTCAATGGATACAGATGCTATTGTTGCTTCTGCTTTAGATATCATATCTGATGAAAGTACTTTACGTAATGATATGGGTGAAGTATTACAAATTCGTAGTTCGGATGAAGATGTGCAAAAAATTCTATACAATTTATTTTATGATGTATTAAATGTAGAATTTAATTTATGGCCTTGGATTCGCAATATGCTAAAATATGGTGATTTCTTCTTAAAACTAGAAATTGCTGAAAAATTTGGTATATATAACGTAATCCCATATAATGCATTCCACATTGAACGCCAAGATGGATATGACAAAGACCACCCCAACTCAGTAAGATTTAGATTTGACCCTGATGGAATCTCATCCCCTTCAGATTATGGTTATTATAATGTACCTAATGCTGGTGGGCAAGCTAATTCGATTTATTTTGACAACTATGAGATGTCACATTTTCGTTTATTAACGGATACTAACTTTTTACCTTATGGTAGATCATACTTAGAACCTGCTCGTAAATTATTTAAACAATACACTATGATGGAAGATGCGATGTTAATTCATCGTATTGTTCGTGCACCTGAAAAACGTATATTTTATGTTAATGTTGGAAACATTGCGCCTGCTGAAGTAGAAAATTTCATGCAGAAAACAATTTCCAAAATGAAACGCACCCCATACATTGACCAACAAACCGGCGATTATAATTTAAAATATAACATGCAAAACTTACTTGAGGACTTTTACATCCCAGTAAGAGGTAATGACCAAGCAACTAAAATTGATAATTTAAGTGGTTTGCAATGGAATGGAATTGAAGACGTTACTTATTTACGTGATAAATTATTTGCTGCTCTTAAAGTGCCTAAAGCATTTATGGGCTATGAAAAAGATTTAACAGGTAAAGCTACATTAGCAGCTGAAGATATTCGTTTTGCACGTACAATTGAGCGTATCCAACGTATTGTAGTATCCGAATTGACTAAGATTGCTTTAGTCCACTTATACTCTCAAGGTTACCGTGATGAAAGTATGACAAACTTTGAATTATCATTAACTACACCATCAATCATTTATGACCAAGAGCGTATAGCCCTAATGAAAGAAAAAGTTGATTTAGCTAATCAGATGATGGAAAATAAATTATTACCTACTGATTGGATTTATGAAAACTTATTCCATTTAAGTGAAGACCAATACGATGAATACAGAGATTTAATCACCCAAGACGCTAAACGTAAATTCCGCCTTGCTCAGATTGAAAATGAAGGCAACGACCCGTTAGAAACAGGCAAATCTTACGGCACGCCCCATGACTTAGCCGCTTTATATGGCCGAGGCCGTTACGACTCAGCAGATGTGCCTGTAGGATATGATGAAGATGCTGTTTTAGGAAGACCAAAAGAAAAAGTAACTAATAAAAACACCCAAGATAATGCTTTAGGTAAAGATAGATTAGGAACTGATGGAGTTAAAAAAGATGGAGACGAGTCTGATTCTATAAAACCAAAATTTAAAGGAGGATCACCATTAGCTCTTGAAACTAGGAATAAAAATAAAAACTCTAAAATGTTTAATGACATCAAAAACCAAACAAAACAAATCATCTTCGAATCAGACATTAAAGGAAACTCGTTACTAGATGAATCTCAAATACGAGAATAACCTCCTTACACATATTTATAACAAAAACTAAAACTAATAGAATGCAAATCAAACATTCAAAGTATAAAAACACGGGTATTCTCTTTGAACTTTTAGTTCGCCAAATTACCACAGATACACTAGATGGTAAGGATTCACCTGCTAAAGATATACTTAAGAAGTATTTTGTAAAAACCGAATTAGGAAAAGAATACAAGTTATATGAAACCTTATTAAAAAGAACTACATTAACTGAAGCTAAAGCTAATATTGTAATTTCAACTTTAATGGATTCATCTAAATCTTTAAATAGAGGAATAATTAGAAGACAAAAATATAACTTAATAAGTGAAATTCAAAGTCATTATGATTTAAATACATTTTTCAATCATAAATTACCTAGTTATAAAGTATATGCTGCCTTCTATACGTTATTAGAAATAACAAATGCAAATCAATCGTTAAATCCTGAACAAATCATAACTAATAAAGTTACTATTTTAGAGCATTTAACAGCTGCCCCTATTAAGGAAAATAAATTACGAGATGAAGTAATGGAAGAAATTGAAAAATCTGATAAAGATGTTCGTTTTCTTACATATAAAATAGTTTTAGAAAAATTCAATGAGAAATATGACTCATTAAGCAACAACCAAAAACTCGTACTTAAAGAATACATAAACTCAGTAGATAATACACCCCGCCTAAAAGAATTTTATTCAGATAAAATAAATGAAATTAAAACCCAACTATCTTCTTTGAATAAAACAACTAAAAATAAAATAACCCAAATCAAAATTAACGAAATTATCAATGTTATTCAGCCTCCGGCTAAAAACACTAAAATAACTGACAATGATTTAGTTGATTTGTTACAGTATTACGATTTAATTAATGAATTAGAAACTGTAAATGGATAATTTAAAAGAAATAATAAGAAAAAAACTCAAAGAAATCAGCGCTACGAACGCTGGTGGAGCTTCTTCTATTCCTGGTGAAGGAGAAGCAGTAACAACCCCATTTGCTTTTAATAAAAATAAAAAAGCTAAAGGAACAGCTGATAAATATTATTACAAGCTAGGGTATAAGGAAGTTACTGAATCTGGGGCGGATTTAGGTCCTGGTCCAAAAGCAGGTCCTGAAGGAGTTAAAGATAACTATTATGTAAAAGCATTCAATTATAAATTAGTACCTAAAAAAGTAAAAGGTTCTGGTTTAGAAGTTAAACAACTTTGGGAAGAAGATCAAATTAATGAGTTAAACGACTTCCAAAAAACTCGTTTAGATTCATTAGAAGAAATTGAAAATTTAATGAATGAAATAAGAGGTTTAATATCTAATGCAAAAAATGAAACTGCAAACACATATAGCGGAGATGTAGGATCATATGACATAGTCAAACCTATAGAAATTACTAAAAGTTATCTTAACAGTATCAAACAAATATTATCAGAAAAATAATGAAAAAGACATTACAAGACCAGTATTTACTAATTAAAGAAGGTAAAGGACATAAAGATATTTTCTTAAAAGAAGCAAAACTTCAATTTCCTAATATTGTACGCAACGCTGCTACATTTGAGGAAGCTGCTGCTTCTCTTAAAACAAAAAATATCATTAATGAAAATGTAATTGGTATTAGTGCTATTAATTCACCATTTGAATCTAAGAAAAAAGAATCTTTTGAAACGGCTTTTGAAACATTTTTGGCTGAAGCTAAAAAGAAAAAAGAAGACGATGAAAAGGCTGAATTAAAAAAACCTTCAAAACAAGTAGAAGAAGATCTTGATAAAATATATGATAAAACAGATGATAAAAATCCTGACAATTTGATTTTTGATCAAATTATGAAAGGTTATTATGCTGAAATGAAAGATCCTAAAAATGCTGATAAAACAATGCAACAATTAAAAGATATTGTGTTGAAAAATTTAGCAAAAGACCCAATTTACTATACAAAAGATGGCCAATTTGGAGTTAAAGGTTTAGGATATGAAACAGAAGTGCCTGGATTAGGCACCCCAAAAGAACCTAAAGGCAAATACAAATCTTCCGGCTATGGTGACTTAAACGAATCAATCGGACGAAACTACCCAGGAGAACTTGAGGGAGAATACGAAGGAGAATTACAAAAAATATATGGTGTTGACATATACGATACTTTAAAAGATGTATTAGATATATCTAACTCTGAAGATGACTTCATAAATAAAATGGCAATGTCACTTACAGATGAAACTAATACTTTACCTAAAAGTAGTGAAGAAAAATTAAGAATTTGGTATAGAAATAATACTTTAAATTTAGAAGAAACTAAATTACGTAAAGTAATTCGTGAAATAATTGATACTGAGTTAGGAGAAATAATGTACCAAGGTCCTAGTGTTAGAACTTCTAATACTGGTGGTGGAGGGAGAAGATATATTCCCACTGAAGCATTTTTATCACAAGAAATAATTGATAAATTCAATTTTTCAAATCCCGGAGAAAACGCTCCTGCTAGAGCTGAATCATTACAAATACCTCATATTAAATTTCTTACAAAACCTGAAGGGTCAATAATGTTAATTTCTAATTTCTTGTATAATGCTCTTCAAGGACTTGAAAGAGGAAGAACATCAAGAGAAAAAGAAATAGGTAAAAATGAATTAGAAAAACTTATTTCTGATATAGATCCTATGGTTAGGGCTCTTATTAAGAAAAATGTTGATCCTAAAATGTCATTTGGCACATATCACGCTGTTGAAATACCTATTGAACGTGAAAAAGGTGTTGGTGTTAAAATACCATTAAGTAAAGAAGAAAAAGAAGAATTAGAAGAAATGATTCTTCGTGAATCTTTATTAAAAGAAGGTGTAGAAAAAGAATTAGCTGAGATTAATAAAGAAGCAGAAAATGAAGTATTAGAAGCTAAGTTTCAAAAAATTGCTGACGCTATTGAAAGACGCAAATCTCAACTTAGCAGACTTGATGAGGATGAGGATATGAAAAATCTTACTGATAAGAAAAAAGTTAAAGAACTTGAAAAAGACATTAAAACTTTAGAAAAAGCTAAAGCTAAACTTGAAAAAATGATGTCAAAATCTAAAGGTAAGAAAAAAGAAGTAATTGATGAAGATGAACCGATTGAAGAAGCTGAAGTTAGTGAAGACATCACTAAAGACTTAGCTAAAAATGTACCAGCATTTGATAAAATAAATAAATCAGTTGAAGACATAACTAAAAATGTTAAAGACTGGGATAAAGTTTTTGAAAATGAGGGATTAGCTGAAGAAACTATTAATGGGATTACTGAAAAATACGATGCTATTTTAGAAAAAAATGGAGAAGTAACAGATGCTGAAATTGAAAAAATATCAGAAGGTTACCCATTTGAAGAAAAAGCAGCCATACTAGATTACCTTACAGATTTACAACAAAAACAGAACAACTACAGAGATGAATAAACAACTCTTAATAGAAACTAGACAATTTGTACCTAAACCGGTAAAATTGTTAGAAGGAATGAATAAAAATGGAAACATTTTTGTTGAGGGGATATTGGCTACTGTAGAAGTTAAAAATGGCAATGGCCGATACTACAAACGTGAATTATGGGAACGTGAAATTAACAATTTCCAAAACAAAATATCTCAAAAATCCACAGAAACATGCGGCGAACTAGACCACCCAGACTCTCAAGTAATTAACCTAAAAAATGCATCTCATGCTATCCGTGAAGTATGGTGGAGAGGAGATGAAGTATGGGGTAAAGTTGAAATATTTTCAGACTCAGGAGATATGGGAACAACATCAGGGCGTATTGCTGGTGCATTAGTTAGAAATGGTTTATTAATTGGTATTTCTTCTCGTGGTATGGGCTCATTAAAACAAATGGGTGAAGTAATGGAAGTACAAGATGACTTTGAATTACTTACTTGGGATTTAGTTTCTAACCCATCAAACCCGGATTCATGGATGGTGAATGGAGCACTAAATGAATCTAGATCTACATACCTTAATGAATATTCTCGTACAAATTCAATCATTACTGAAATATTATGTGCTAAAGGCACATGCCCTATATTTTAGTAGTTATATTAACTTTATATTTTAAATTAAGACCCCATTTTTTTTGGGGTCTTTTTTTATTATTTGCGACTTTAGCAATTCTACTACATACATATAACGCGAATATGTCACCCCTCACTATTATGTGACATTTTATTAATTGAATTCTATTACGTTTACTAATAAACGTACTTTCCCAACATATTAAATTTAGGAAAATGGCAAAAGACAGAGAAATGCTTAAAGAAGCAATTGCTGAGGCCAAAGCTGTTAAAGATATGGCTATAGCAAATGCAAAAGCAGCTCTAGAAGAAGCTTTTTCACCTCAACTTAAATCTATGTTATCAATGAAACTCCAAGAAATGGAAAACGAGCTTGATGAAGAATACATTGATGTGGATCCAAAAGGTGGTAAATACGACCATGGAAACATTGAAGAGTATGATGAAGAGCACGAAGATACTTCTGGAAGACGAGTAACTGCTAAAGATGTTACTGAAGACGATGATAGCGATGTGATGGAAGTTGACTTAGAAGAGCTTTTAGCAGAGCTAAACAAAGAGGATGAAGATGAAACCTTAAAAGAAGCTAAAGACGAAGATGACTCAGAAGATGATGAAGACGATTCAGAAGATAAGGGTGATGAAGGTGAAAAAATCAACCTTGAAGACTTTACTGATGAAGATCTAACTACAATGATCGAAGATGTAATCCGAGACATGATCAAAGACGGCGAACTTGAAGCTGGACACGAAGGAATGGAAAATGAACCAGGAGCTGAAGTGGAAGTTAAAGATGAAGACGAAATTGATTTACAAGAATTACTTCGTGAAATTGAAGAAATAGAATCTTTAGAAGAAAGAAAAAAATACGGTGGAAATAAAGGCGATGAAAAACGTGACGACATGAAAAAAGAAAAAGAAGGTCACGGTAAAGGTCCTAAGAAAAAAGACACCGCTGAAGATGAAAAAGAAATTGATTACAAGAAAAAGCTTAAAGAAGAACTTGAAGAGGCTTATTCTACAATCGAATCTTTAAAATCTGAGTTGAACGAGATTAATTTGTTAAATGCTAAATTGCTTTACACAAATAAAATCTTTAAAACTAAAAACTTAAACGAAAACCAAAAGGTGAAAGTGTTAAGTTCGTTTGATAAAGCCGCTACTGTAGGTGAAGTTAAATTAGTATTTGAAACTTTAAGCGAGGGGATTAAAGCCAAAACAATGTCAAGTATTAATTCTTTATTAGAAAGCGCAGCTTCTGGATGGAAAAACATGCAAAGCGACGCAGCTCGTATGGCTTCTAAGTGGGCTAAAACGGGATTATTAGAAGGATTGAATAGCGAAGTTGATCGAAACAACATGGCTATGATCCTCGAAAACCAAGCAAAACAATTAGTTGTTGAATCTTCTAACACCCAAATTGGTGGTTCAGGATTTAACGCAGGACAAGGTGAGAACTGGGCTGGTGTAGCTCTTCCATTGGTTCGTAAGATTTTTGGTTCTTTAGGAGCAACTAAAGAATTCATGTCTGTTCAACCAATGAATTTACCTTCAGGTCTTGTATTCTTCTTAGATTTCCAATATGGTCAAGGAAAAGAAGCTCCTGTTTCTACATTTGGTCCTGCTGGTGATGTATACGCAACTACATCTTCACTTTATGGTCAAACTAACCCTGCAGGTGGAGGTAACCCAACAGGTGGTTTATATGGTGCTGGTCGATTTGCTTACTCAATCAACCAATTCTCAGCATCTAACAATACTGTTGCTGCTTCTGGTTCTGCAACTTGGGCAATGGTTGATTTTGATAATGAACTATCAGCTTCAATCTCTGCTGGAACTACTTACTCTTATATTACAGTAACTGCTCCAACAAATGCTGACTTCAAAGGTGTTCGTGCATTCGTATTAGAATCAGGTTCTAACTTTACTAATGCTAATTTATTACCTCAGTATACTTCTACTAACGGTACTACAGTTACATTTATATACGCTGCTAGCGCTGCATTAATGAATGGAACTTCAGCTGGTACTTCTCAAGTACTTTATTACAACTTACAACCAGTTGATAATAACCGTGGTGATTTCGAAGATCGTCAAACTGCTGGATCTGGTGGTTATCCTAACGCTGAATCAACAGCTGCTGATGCCTTAGCAATTCCGCAAATTGATATCAAAATGAAATCTGAAGCTATTGTTGCTAAAACTCGTAAGTTAAAAGCACAATGGACACCAGAATTCGCACAAGATTTGAACGCTTACCAATCATTAGATGCTGAAGCTGAATTAACTTCAATTATGTCTGAGTACATCGCTCTTGAGATCGATTTAGAAAACTTAGATATGTTGATCCAAGATGCTTCTGCAGCAGATGAATACTGGTCAGCTAAATCAAATACTTATTTGAATTCAACTCAAACAGCTTGGTTAGATACTGCTGGATTCTACAACACACAAGGTCAATGGTTCCAAACTTTAGGGACTAAAATGCAAAAAGTTAGCAACAAAATTCACCAAAAGACTTTACGTGGTGGAGCTAATTTCTTAGTATGTTCTCCAAGTGTAGCAACTATCATCGAATCAATCCCTGGATTTGCTTCAAACTCTGATGGTGATGTTACTAAAATGAACTACGCATTTGGTATCCAAAAAGCAGGTAACTTGAACAACCGTTACACAGTTTATAAAAACCCATACATGACTGAAAACTTAATCTTGATGGGTTATAGAGGATCTCAATTCCTTGAAACTGGTGCTGTATTTGCTCCATATGTTCCATTAATCATGACACCTCTTGTGTACGATCCTGAAACATTTACTCCACGTAAAGGTCTCTTGACTCGTTATGCTAAGAAAATGATCCGTCCTGAATTCTTCGGTCGTATCTTCGTTAATGATTTAAGCATCCTTTAAGAGTAAATAATCATTAGATTAGAAAGCCTGGCGCAAGTCAGGCTTTTTTTATCTCTCTTTTAATATTTATTAGCAAACATAGTTATATGACAGATTTTAATAGAACTCCTGAAGCACAAGAGGTTTTTAAAGCTAAAAGAAAACCTAAAGGCCCCATTAAGTTTAATATTCAATTAAATGAAGAACAAAAAAGGGCTAAAGAACAAATCCTTAATAATGTTGTAACTATATTAAAAGGTAAAGCTGGCTCCGGTAAATCATTATTAGCAGCTAATGTTGCTCTTGATTTGTTATTTAGTAGAGAAATAGAAAAAATTATTATTACTCGCCCAACTGTAGTAGCTGGTCAAGATATTGGATTTTTACCCGGTGATGTTAATGAAAAATTAGCTCCATTTACTGCCCCTGTATATGAGAACATGCATCGCTTATACCCAAAAGAAAAAATTGAAAAATGCATAGCTGAAGGAGAAATTGAAATAGTCCCAGTTTCATTTATGCGAGGCCGAAACTTTACAAACTGCTTAGTTGTAGTAGATGAAGCTCAAAATCTAACAGACAATCAAACTGAATTACTTTTAACCCGTATATGTTATGGCTCTAAAATGATATTCTGTGGTGATGGCGCTCAAATTGACCTAAAAGATAGAAAAACATCAGGGTTTGATGTAGTATGTAAACATATGAAAGAAGTACCTGGTTTTGGAGTAGTTACGTTGCAAACTAACCACAGACATGAAATAGTTGATCATATCCTAGAAGTATACAAGGACATTAGAGGTTAAAATTACAGTTTTACATTTTTGTAATATGTATAAATAAAATAAATGGCTAATTTATATGTAACCATTACGGAAGAAATCACTCTCCCTAACAATAATATTGAGAAAACTTACAACTTTAAAGCAATTGAAGGGGTAAATGAGATTGTTCGTAGAGTAAATACTATAGCTACTACTTTTAGTGGTTCTGGAATTGAAATTTTACGCTTTTGTAATAGTAGAGAAGAACAAACTGGAGGAGGCTTTGTTAAAGCCGATGTAAAATATGTTAGAATCACTAACTTATCCAAATCAAATTCAGTAGTAATCTATCTTCTTGATATTGATAATGAAAGTACTTTACTTAATTTATCCCCAGGTAAATCCCTTATGTTTAATGATGCCGATTTTAACGCATCTTCAACTAAAGACTATATGGATGAAAGTTTTGTAGATGAAATGTATTATAGTAGCTTTGTTTATATTGATTCTATTAAAGCAAAAGCAATAAATGGAAATGCCCAGATAGAATATTTCGTAGCATCCTCTTAATTTTGTATGAAATATTTTTAAATTGGGCTTTTAAATAAAGCCCTTTTTTTAATATTTATAACAAAATATTCACATGAACATTCCTATTTGGCCCGGCTCAAGTTCATTTCAACCTGGAGATACACCGTTTGGGTTTTATGATTATGATTACCAATTTCAAGATGATGCAAATAAATTTGCAAAATTCGCTGCTCAACGACTAGGATATCCTTTAGTAGAAGTTGAATTACAAGACATTAATTTCTATACAGCCCTTGAAGATGCAGTAACAACTTATGGAAATGAATTATATGCTTACCAAGTAGCAGAAAATTTACTTTCATTCCAAGGAGCATCTGCTCAAATAGCACCTGCTAATGATGAAGTTATTCAAGAAAATCTTGCATCTATTATTCGTTTAACTAACCAATATGGAGTTGAAGCTGGTGTTGGAGGAAATGTATCCTGGAGAACGGGATCCATTGATTTAAAACACGGAGTCCAAAACTATGATATGAATCAATGGGCTATTGACAATGGATTGCCAAACCATGGTATAGAAATAAAAAGAATTTTTTACGAAGCACCACCTGCAATCACAAGATATTTTGACCCATATGCAGGTACAGGAACTGGGATGATGCAGATGTTAGATAGCTTTGGTTGGGGTTCATATTCTCCCGCTATTAACTTTATGTTAATGCCTATCAATTATGATTTACAAAAAATCCAAGCAATTGAATTTAATGACCAAATTAGAAAATCACAATATACTTTTGAATTAGTTAACAACATGTTAAGAATATTCCCAATACCAAGAGGAGGAGGGATCCATAAATTGCATTTTGAATATATCCTTTTATCTGATCGCAATGCAATGTATGTTGAAAGAAATGGACAAAGCTACATAACTAATGCTTCTAACGTACCCTACGAAAACCCAACATATATGAAAATAAATTCAGTAGGACGTTCTTGGATATTTGAATATGGTTTAGCCCTTGTTAAAGAAATACTAGGATATGTCAGAGGAAAATACTCCAACATACCAATCCCAGGTTCTGAAGTAACATTAAATCAAGGAGATCTAATTGCAGCTGCAACTACTGAAAAACAAGCATTAATAGAACGTTTAAGAGCATATTTTGATACTACTTCACGCAAGACTTTACTTGCAAATAAAGAAGCTGAAGCAGCTAGCCAGAAAAATATATTAAACGATGTTCCAATGACAATTTTTATAGGATAATATGGCATTATTTGGTACACAACGTGACGTTTCATTATTTAGACACCTCAATAGAGAATTGTTATGGGATGTTATTACTCAACAATGCGTATTTTACCAATTAAAAACAGCTGAAACCAAAGTAAACATTTATGGCGAAGCATCAGGTGCTAGATACTACGAAGAACCTGTGCTTTTAAACGTGTTAATCGATAGAGGTGACTTCTCCAGCCCAGTTGATGATTTCGGTGTAACAGTAGACAGACCAATGACTTTTAAATTCTTTAGAGATGATTTAGTTGATGCTAGTGTATTACCTGAAGTAGGAGATATCATAATGTGGTATGAATCTTATTGGGAAATAGATAATGTAAATAATAACCAACTTTTTGTAGGTAAAGACCCTGATTATCCATATAACCCAAATCCATTAAATCCTGGATTAGATTATTTTGGATCGAACATCTCAATTATTTGTACGGCACATTACACACCTGCCGATAGAGTCCAAATTACTAAAGAAAGAATTTAAACATGCCATCAAGTAGAAAACCCCAACCTAAATCTCAACAAGAGATTTCAAATGATCAAATACATCCTTATGTATTTCCTGAAACCGGGGAATCTTATGGTAATTCTAATGTACCTTCTGATTTTAGGCAATTTACTGATAAAGATCAAAGTGGAATAGATTTTAATCGTTCTGAAAAATTATCATCCAAAGGAGATAAAACAAAACAATTTACAGTAGGATTACAAGATATAGATGAATCTATAATGTATTATTTCCAAAATGTAATCCGTCCATTTGTTTATCAAAATGGAATTAGGTTAGAAGTTCCTGTGATATATGGTTCACCTGAAAAATGGAAATCTGTACAAAAAGATGGGTATTACAAAGATAAAAATGGTGCAATAATGGCTCCGTTAATTATGTTTAAACGAGACACAATAGAAAAAAATCGTTCTCTTACTAACAAATTAGATGCTAACCACCCCCATTTATACACAACTTGGAGATCAGTATATAACCAAAAAAACTCATATTCTAACTTTAGCGTATTAACCAATAGAAAACCAGTTGAACAGTTTATAGTTAATGTTGTCCCTGACTATATAACTTTATTTTACACATGCGCTATACAAACATACTATGTAGACCAACTCAATAAGATCATAGAAGCTGTTAACTACGCTTCAGACTCATATTGGGGAGACCCTGAAAGATTTAAATTTAAATCTACTATTGATTCTTACACAACAGCAATAGATGTAACTGATAGTTCTAACAGAATAGTAAGAGGAACATTTACTCTTAAATTATTCGGTTACATTATTCCTGACAATATCCAAAAAGAAATAAATTCTATTAAAAAATATAATAGTAAAGCCCAAGTTATCATAGGAATAGAAACAGTTAATAATTTAAATAATTTATAATGGCAGCAAAAACAAAAGGAACCTCTGTTATTTCATTTGTAAGAAAACCTAAGAAAAAAAGACCAGGTATTCATGCAAAGTCAAAAACAAGTAAAAGCAAAAATAGTAAAAATTATACTAAACAGTATGTAGCTCAAGGAAAATAAAAAATGGCTGAATTTTCCCAAAATCCTAAATATGACCATATTTGGCAAAATTCTAAATTTGCTAACCTTGCGCTATCTGGCAGCTTAATATCCCAATTTAATAATGATGCCGGCTTCATAACAGCCCAAGATATCCCAGCGTCGTCAGGATCTGCAAATACTGGTTCACTTATAGAAACTGCTTCATTTTCTGATCCTAATATGGTTTTTATAAAGGGTGATAAAAGTTCATTTAATGTTGATTTATCTACATTAACTGTTGTTAATGCATATACTGCTTCATATATAGATGGAGGAACATTTTAATGTCAACAAGAATACCTTTTCAATGGAACAATGCCAATTTTAATTGGAATGCTGTTAACCCAACAGATGGAAAAGTATATCCTCCAAATGAAACAGTTACCGGAACTAATTTATGGAATGATTGCGCTTTAATAATTGAAATAATTGGAGTTATTCAAGGAGGGGGCAGTTATGAAGAATACTTCAATAAAAAACCTGAAAAGAAAAAACAATTCATTAAACTTCTTTGTCAAGTACAAGGAAAAGAATATAAAGAAACCAAAGAAATACAAAAAACTAAAATATTTATTAAAGACATAAAACTAGTAGCTAAAGAAGTACTAGGAGTAGACGTAAAAATTGACATGTAATGTACACACTATACACAGACAAACAGGAATTATTTGAATGTTCCATTTCACTAGAAGGCGCTTCTGTTAAAAACAGTCAAGCTCGTTTAATAGTAGAATCTGATAATTTAAATCTTTTATTTAAAGGAAATATAGATTCTAATGGGAAATGTACTGTTCCTATTAAAAAATTAAAAAATCTTTTAGAGGAATCAACAAAAGGTAAAATAAGACTTGAAGTTATAGCAGATGATACGTATTTTACACCATGGGAATCTGATTTTGAAGTTGAAACCTCAAGAAAAGTAACTGTAGAAGTACAATCTCAATCAAATAAAAATACAATAGCTGAGTCTAAAACAGCAGTTGTTGTAAAAGATATTAAGGTTGGTGATCATATTCAAAATTTATCTAAGATGCTTGTAAAAGAAAATATTAATATACATAATATGGCTAAAAATAAAGCTAAATTAAATGGTATTATATCTTCTTATCTTAAAGTAAATAAAATAAGCAATAATGAAACAGGTAGAATAATTGAAGGAATTATTCAAACACTAATATAAAAATAAGTTATGGCTGGACCTTTTGATTTCACAGGTCAAAATATTGAAACAACATATCAGAGAGTCCTTCAAACTGATGGTGTCAATATATATGATGGAACTGGATCTTTATTTATTATAACGGGTTCAAATCCTTCTATTAATACAAGTTCATTTGCAACAACCGGCTCAAACATTTTTATTGGTAATCAAACAATAACAGGTAGTATTTCAATAACTGAAGCTATAACAGCTTCTTATTTTGTTGGTACCATAGATGGAGGCACTTTTTAATATTTATAAACAATGAGCACAATAATAACCAGAAATAGCGCAACATCAGGAAGTATTCCTTCTTCACTTGTACAAGGTGAATTAGCGATTAATGTAACTGATGGTAAACTATTTTATGGCTCTGGTTCAGGAAATATTGTAAAAGAATTTACAGGTAGTACTAGTGGGGGGACTATTGATACAGGTTCATTTGCAACAACAGGTTCAAACACATTTATAGGTAACCAAACAATAAGTGGTTCAATTTATACAGATGGAACTATAACATTTAGTGGACAACCTTTTATTTCATCAACATACCCATCAGGAAATATATATATTTCAGCACTTAACGATGGAATATTACACTTAAATGATGATGGTGGTGAAGGTGATGTTTGGATGCTAAACGGACAAAATAAACTCCGTATTGAAGGTGATGCAATAATAACAGGATCATTATATCAATCAGGAACATTTTATCCTGATCAAATTGATTGGTTTAGCAGTAGTATAGGATATGATACGGGTTCTTATATATTAACCACTACGGCTAATGGTTTAACTACATATGCTAATTATCAAGACGTAGCAACTATAATAAATAGTGGATTATTAACAACCTCATCATTTAACGCTTATACTGGTTCTAATACATCT